GCCGTTCTTAACCAGTTTCAAAACCAGTGTGAACGAATAGGCAACCGTGGCTGAGGGGTTCGCGGTGTTTATGCCGATACCTCCGGTCGTTCCTGCGATTCCTGCTTGCTGGTACAAGCCGCCGAAGTCTTTGAAATACTTGTTGGCGCGGCCGATGCACGAGTAAAACTCAACAGGCACGGTAGCGTCCCAAAAAAGGTTCACCTGGTAGCCAGCTTCCGCTTGGATATCCCACTCGATCTTATCGACGCGAAGGGACGCTGCGCGCTGCAACGTAGCTTGGTTCACGAACCCTAAGTTGGCCGGTAGAACAAGTTGCTGGTAGGCAGGCGTGCTTCCGCCGGCTTCCGTCCCGTTCACGAGGACAATCGTGTTTCGCGGCCCGTCTTCCAAAATACGGGTGACAATTACGGCTGCCATGTCTTTTCCTTAAACGCCTAGCGTTACCGAGATCCGAAGCTGCGCCAAGTCTGCGGGCGCGGCTCCAAATGTGCTCGTCAATGTCTGCCCGTTCAGAGCACCCGTCACCGCGCTGCCGTCACTCATCGCGATAGACACGATGCGCTGAGGAACCGTAGTCCCCGGCAGGCCGTTAGAGATGAATAGCGGCGCGAGATAGGTATCGAGCGACGTGGTTTCCCCGTCGCCGATAAGCGAAATGATCAGCGGGACGGGGAAAGTGATCGCCATGGTTAACGTTCCTTGGAAGTGCAAACGAAATCGGTGGTCATGGTCGTGGCGGATGCCGTTGTACCGTTGGATACTGCCAAGGTGACGTTCAAGTTGGCCGTAGGCAGGATCGGGGCCGTCGCGCGCGCCGCCGGCCCGAGGCCGATTGTCGGAGGTGACGTAGTGCCGGTGCCCGACTGCGGAATCCAGCCGACTAGTTGGTTGCTCGCGAAGATTCGAATATCGCCGTGACGGTCCAGATACCAGGCCAAGTCAAAGTTCGTTGCGTTGGCGTAGTTGGCGATGGCGCCGACAGGAATCGGAACCGTCACCGAAACCACAGAGGCTTTCACGACAATCAAGTTGATCGTCGTCGCACCAGCAGCTTTACTGAAGTAGATACCGTCCGTGATCCCGCCCGTGAACGGCGTTGTGTTCGTGTTCACCAAGCCTGCTACCCACGCCGAAGTCGTGATGTTCGCGAGTTGCAAACGCGCTTCGTAAAACATCTTTTGCGCAGCCGTTGCTACGAAGCTCGCCGCCGGAAGCTGAATTTCAGCGAAGTTACCCGCCGTCGCGCCCGTGGTGAGCAGAGCTAAGCCCCCGTCGCCCGCCAGGTGTACCGCTGACGTGCCCGGAGTAGGCGTAACCGTCCACAGCCCGGTCGTGCCTGCCGTACCGAAAGACTCATCGAAATCATCGAAGAACTGGTGGTAGAACGCCGGGTTGCCGTTGCCGCAGTCAGCGAAAGGGCCGAACGGCTGGTCGGTGGTGTTGCCGCTCGGGTTGCGGACGGGCGGTTGCGAATTGGAAGCCATATTTAGTAGTTCCTGTCGAAGCGTTTCTTGCCCGGACCTGTCAGGTGCGAGTGCGTGGCGGCGTCTATGCCGGGTACGAGTACAGCGCGTTCTTTTTCGTGCGTCATGTTCGGGGGCGACTCGATCACCTTGAACTTGTCTTTACCGCCCACGATACGCGCGCCGTCACGCAGAACGTCAGGAGCATTTTTCTTGTTGCTCATATCAGTACACCGTCTTTTTGTGCTTGATACGCGCGCTGCCGGTCTTCTTGGCTGCGCCGCGAGCTGGTTTGCTCGCCATCAGTAATTTCTCAGGCCCTTTCATCGAAATTGAACCCTTCGGGTTCATCTTCTTTTTCGGGCTGTGATCGGCGATTACCGACCGGGATTTCTTTGTTGCCATTTTACTCTCCTAATCGGAAAACCGGGGCCGAAGCCCCGGTCTCGCTTACGGACCTACCGAAGCGAACACGCCGCGCCAGTCCGCCATACCCACAGAATAACGCTCGTAGGCCTTGTACTTCATATTCCCAGTATCGAAATCCCCGTCATCCGCGTACTTAATGGGGTTCCGCTGGAACAGAATCGGACCTTGCTTCGCCATGATGTTCGTACGGATGAAGAACGTATGCGGCGCGCTCAGATACCGGTTCATCTTGATGCCCTCAGGGAACATATTGAGGTACTTCAAGGCGTTGATATCGTTGTTCGCGGTGCCGCTTTGGAACGTCGATTTCAAGATCCGCTGCGCGTTGAACATTTCCTGCGCCGGCACGATCAGCGAACGGGGCATCAGCGCGATGCGGTTTCCTCGGTCATCCGTGGTCAGCCACATCTGGATCGTCAGATCCTCAAGCGATGCTTCCGACAAGTCGGCCGCGACCGTCAGCGTGTTCGAGCCCGTACCGCCGCCTTGCAACGGGTGAACCGTCGAGATGATAGGCACGCCGTCTGAACCGTTCACCGTGGGCATGTTGTTGTAGAAGTTCGCAACAATCGTTTCCTTGGTCTGACGGAACGAGAAGCCGAGAGCTTCAGCGCGTTCTGCCGCGACCTGGGGGTACAGGTTGTCGTCGATTTCTTCCGTGGTTACGATGTAACCCAGGCCGTAGGCGATATGGATAAAGCGGGTGATGAAACCCTGCCATTCGCTGTCGTACATCGTCGGCGTGCCTTCGGGCTTCGCCGGCGCCGGCGCGAAGCCGACGATCTGTACGATTTCTTCGTACGCCTTCTTGGACGAAAACACGTCCACGAGAGGTTTCCATTCCTGTGCCGTTTCGTTGTAGCCGCGACCAAATGTTGCAAACAGTCCCGGCCACAAGAGTTTCGGTTCTGACCCTGTGGTAATTACGCCGCCTGCCATAGTGTTGCTCCTTTAATGGCTTAGATTAAACACCAGCGACAGAAGCGCCGTTGAGTTCGTGATTGTTGATCTTGACAATCCATTTCGCGAACGTACCGAACTGGTTGCCGCCGACAGGTGCAACGCGCTGCGAAAGGCCCATCATTTTCAGCGGGAACGCTGCGGTGGTTGCGACAGTCGAAGCCGTCAGAACCGTGGCCGAGATCTGCAACGGCGAAGTCGGGTTGACCGGCGTGAACGTCGCATTCTTGTTGCACGACGTTGCTGTCAGCGCGGCTGAGCCGTCATCCTGGATCTCGTACAGCTGGTTCGGATCGTCTGCCACCGTGACGTAGTAACCGCGCGTCTTCGTGGCCGGGATGTTGATGTTCTCAAGCGTGAGGGGCACACCAATCAGCGACGGCGTACCGACTGCCTGAACCGGAAGCACGCCAACAATGACGCCCCGTTGGAACTCGCCACTTGCGCCCGTCGATTTCTGAACAGCGGGAATGCCGTTCGGATCGCCGTTCGCCGCCGATTTCACCATGTCACCGATGCTGTAGATCGAACCATCGGTGGATGGAATGAAGTAGACGTTGACTTGCCCTTGGTACGTATTGATGCCTCGTACCGGCTGAAACCCTTGCGGGGCAACAATGTTTGCCATGCTTGTTTCTCCTGGTTAACTAAAACTGCCGCCGCGCTCGAACGAGTCCCGACGAATCGACAGGGCTTGCTTGCGTTGGTCCGGCAGGTACTTTTCACCGATACGATCAGTGTTCAGGCCCCCGCTGCGCATCATTTCCGCCTCGGAGTTCATAATCTTGGTCTTGCCGTCCATCTGGTCTTCTTCAAACCATTCCTTCTTGATCTTCATCAAGTAGGCGTACAGCGGTTCGTTCTGTTCGGTCGTGCCGACAATGGCGCGGACCTTGTTGCCGACGTCGGAATTGCGCTCCACGACTTTGTTGCTGTCGGCTTGCGCTACCTCGCCGGCGGTGACAAACTCCCAACCGCCAGTCTGTGCGCGGTCGGCGCGGCCCGGCATGTCGTTGAACCAGCGGATGACGTAACCCGGAATTTCCGAGAGAACGTCGAGCTTCTTGTTCGTGCCATTGAAGACGCCACGCACGCGTGCGGGCTTTTCCTTAACGTCACGATCCGCCTGACTACGCGCCGCTGGCGCGTCGCCCACCAAGTCCGAATTACCTTTTGCCAATGCTTCCAAGCGTTCGCGGCTGCTCATTTCTTCCTCCGGTCGTCATATCCGTAATACAAATCCACCCATGCCTTTTGCGTCAGGTTGCCTTCGGCCACTGCTTCGTCGCACGCTGCTCTCGCATCGCGCGGCAATGCCGCGTAAGTCTTGCCTGTGCGCGCTGCCTGTGTCTCGCCCGGCGTGCCGCCTTCTACGGGGCTTCGCCGGCCGCCCGCGAACTTGTGGGGGAAAGCACGGCGCACGCGGCCCGTAACTTCCTCTAGCAACTCAGGGAAGGGCATGGTGGGGTTTTCAGCGCGAATCTTCTGACCCATCGCGCCGGCATACGCCGACATGTCTTCGTCTTTGTCGAACCACACGTTACGATCCGCCCACGTTGCAAGAACCTTGTTCTCACGCCAGTTGGGCATCAGGCCATTAGCATTTGGGGTTTGTTGCGGAGCTTCCGGAAGGTCAGGGCCACGCTCGCGCAAGCCGTCGAGTTGTTCATCGATATCGGCTGCCGTTTCGTGTTCCCCGGATCGCAGTGCTTCCCGCTTTTGCGCTTTGAGAAAAGCGACCTGTTGGTCGAACTCATCCCGTTGCTTCTTGATTTGAATCTCGAAGATTTTCTTATGCGCGCTATCCATGCCGCGCATCTGTTGCTTCAAATCCGCGAGATCTTTTGCCTGGGCGGCAACTGCCTTGCGCAGCGCGCCGTTATTCTTGCTGTGGACTTCGAGGAACGTGTCAGCATCCGCCCACTTGGAGGGGTTGCCGGTGTACTCCTCTTCAGGAACCCACCCTAGAGCACGGGCCTGTTCCTCAGCGTCGCTTGCGTCCGCATTTGGCGTATCGTCAGCTTCACCGTTGGGACGGTATTCCGGAATATCATCTTTGTCAACACCTTCTTGCGCGTTTTCGTTATCAAGCGCCATTTTCCACCTCCAAACCGACAACATCCAAGTCGTTCAGGATGCGGTACTTGCCGCCGTCGTGCCCGAGCCATTGGATTCCGGCGTACTTGCCGAAGACAATTTGATCGCCGGGCTTGCACCAGTCTTCTGTTGTGCGTTGGTCCTTCCAGCAGCCGGCGCCGACAGCGATAACGCGGCCCTTAATTTGCGCCATCTCGTCGCGTCCCGTAGTTTCTTCAACGAGTTCGATGCCGCCTTGACTCATCTTCGGAACAGAAATAGGCATCACGATCAGCCGGTGGCCGAGCGGGAGAAATCCAGAAGTGTTTTGCATTTAATCGTCCTTCATTGCGGTTAAATAATCGTCGTAGTCCATGTCGATAAGCTTTTGAGCGAATCGAACGTTCTCAACGGCTGCTGCGTTTGCGATAGCGGACGCCAAGGCATCCTTGCCGTCAGTGAACGCGCCATTCATCCACGCGTTCTTGCACTCACTGACCTGCGCCCTGAGGAAGTCCCTGTGCGCCGCCGTCTCCGCCTGGCGGTGCCACGCCTCCCATTGCTCCCTTGTTAGGAGCCCCTTGCTTACTTCCACCGTCACCCCCTTGCATTTGTTGAGCTTGGCTCATCTG